CTCCAGTGGCCAGTAGACGGCTTGGAGAGACTCAGAACGAGATGATTTCTTCGCGAGGCGAGAGATCACTTCAGTCCGAGTAGGAAAAGAGTCGAGATCAAAGCTGTAAGGGAAAAGCGTTTCATGTCCGAAGATATCAGAGATACCTTTTGGGTTAGGCTTTATTCCTTGCTGTTTGAGCTCAGAGTAAATGTGTTCACATATCGGGCGGAGTTTGGGGTCACCAGCGCTTGCAAAGTAGATACCGACAGCACGGGCCATGAGGCGGGCGGGCGTGTCACGTAATGACTTGGGGTGGAGCAGTTGAGCTAACAACTGTTCAGCATTGCGGGTGGGGAATCCGTTCCAGTTAGTATAACTGAGAACAGACGCTCCTTGGATATGGGGAGAAACTCCACACTTGTCTGGGCTTAACTTAGAATTGAATCGACGCTTAGCTTCCGCTGCGAAGGCTTCAAGAAAGTTAGCCCACTGAGAAAGTGGGAGGTTTTGGAGTAAACCGAATAATACATCATCGCCCATTATTTTGATAAAATGATTCTTATCAATAGTGTAGCCGAGAGAGAGAAGTACAGTGATGACCATGGTTATGTTATACATAGAGTCGTAGAATTGAGTGCAGAATATGCCAGAGGGCATTCCAGCGAATCGACGCTTGATTAACTTACCAGTCGGAGTCACACACAGTGAATCTTCATAGGCAGTGCCAATCCAGTCCCAGAGACGTTCGAGACGTGTGGGGTCTGTTTTAGCAGATGGGTAGGTTCTGGTTGGGTGGTATTTACCACAGAAGCAGAAAAATGATTTGATACGGTTGCGAATGTCGCGCCATACTGAGAAGTAGACGTACATGTCGAATTCAGACCAGTCTAGGTTAAAGACAGGCTTAAAGTTACGAAACTTGTGGTGATATTCATCGTTTAGACGATACCAACCGCCATTGAGGGATTCGTAATTCCACAGAAGTGGAGATGAGCCAGTTGTAAAGTAGGTTGAGAAGAGTGGCCAGAAAAACATAGCTTCAGCGAAGACTAAGGTTTTAGGAACACCAAAAACAGTGCGAACTTTCAAGGGTTTCAAGATATGGGTTAGGGCAGGTTTCACATGTAATGTGATATGGTGCAAAGGTACGGTGAGGCCATCCTTGATGCGATGGATATATCCGCGAGTGTAATCGAAAATATGATTATATAAGTTATGAAAACTTACTTTTGCATTGTCAATAATGCCGTTAGCTTTTGCGGTACGCAAGAGCGATTTGAGACGCTTGTTTGTCGAGAACGGCCTTTCGGCGTTCGTAGAAAGATTCCAGGGATACCAACGTAAGTCGGTAAAGTGTACAGGATGTACAGGATTTGAAGGGCGGAACCATTCAGTTACAATATCTAAAGCATTGTAATAATGATCGTCTTTGACTATTTCAAATTCTTCAACGTTGTATTTGTAAAA